ACATTCGCAAGTCCAAAAGCAATGACTATCAACGATATTCAATATGCTAAAAATATATTTTCATTGTGGACAACAGCACAACTTAAAACAATTGGTTTATATACAGTAGAAGAAGATAAAACTAATTTGAAAGATGACTTTTATTATACTAATGCGAGTATTTCTTATGTGTTTGAAGATAATAAAGTTAAATCTTCTTATGGAACACCAACAGCAAAAAATCTTGCAACTCTAAAAACAACTAAGATAAAAGAAATGAATTTATTAGCTAATTATAAATTACAAGATACGGATTGGTATGTAGTAAAAGCATCTGAGGTTTCAAGTTATACTATACCGAGCAATATCACAACTTATCGTGCATCAGTTAGAACAAAAGCAAACGATATGGAAACTCAAATCAACAACGCATCTGATGTAGATTCTTTGGAAGCTTTATTCATTTATACTGATGGAGTAAGACCCATCGGAGAGTTCCCAGAAATTTAATTATGGCAATAATATTACCAAGCAATAGTGCATCAGCTAGTTTTGAAATTACAAATTCTTTACAGTTTGATAGAGCAGATTCAGCAAAACTTACAAGAACTCCAAGCAGTGCAACAAATCAGAAAACTTACACATTATCTTCTTGGGTAAAAACATTCACAAGCAATGCAAACAAATCTATATTTTCTTGTGGTCAATGGCCGTCAGAACCATATTCGGTTTTACAATTTGACGGAACTTCGACACTTAGAACTACGTTCAGAGTTTCAGCAGTGAGCTATGTTTATGTAAATGGAGCTTTAGGGCACGACTGGAATCATATTGTGTGGGCAGTCGATACTACAGACAGTACACAAGATAACAGATTGAAGCTTTATGTAAATGGAACTCTTTTGACTTCTTTTGTTTTCGTAAATAAACTTGCACAGAATATTGACACAGGGGTTAATGCAACACATATTCACAGCATTGGTAATCTACCAGCATTAAACTATGTTATGGATGGGTTAATGACAGAGATGCACTTCATTGATGGCTCACAGTTAGCACCTACTGACTTTGCTGTTGACGATTCTGGAACATGGAAAGCAAAGCAATATACAGGGTCGTATGGAACGAATGGATTTTATATGAGATTCTCAGACAGTTCAGATATTGGCAAAGATTCATCTGGGAACGGAAATCATTTTACACCAGTTAATCTTGCATCAAGTGATGTAAAAACGGATGTACCGCCATTTGTGAGTTGATACAATGGATATTAGCATAAATAAAAATTCTGTAGATAATAATTTTATACAAAATATTATAGATATTGGACAAAACCAAGAGTTACAAAATGCAACAGTAGCTCACGATACGTTTGAAAATAACAAAGTTAGAAGTACAAAAATATCTTGGATAGCAGATCAAAACATATTATTGGCAATAAAAGATAAAATTTTAGATATTAATAAAAATAAAAATTGGAATTACAACTTAACAGGTATGTTTCCTTTTCAATATTCAGTATATAACAAAGATGACCATTATGATTGGCACGTTGATAAAAGACCAGTCAATCAAGGAGAACCAGAAAAAAAATTATCTTTCTCATTAATGTTAAATGATAACTATAAAGGTGGCGAATTAGAATTCAAAGACTCTCATAAAAATATATCACTTAATTTAACTAAGGGAGATATGGTAGTATTTCCTAGTTTTTTATTGCACAGAGTAAAACCTATATTAGATGGAACTAGAATAAGTTTAGTGGGATGGATTGTTGGACAAAACTAAATACAACATTATAATGAATATAAGGATAAATTATTAAATGAAAGTAACACTTGAAAATATAGCTGAAAAATTAGATAGACTTGAAAAAAAAGTTGATGTCAATAGTAAAGATATTATTGAAATCAACAAGACACTAAACATGGGTACAGGTGGTGTAAAAGTATTGGTATGGCTAAGTGCGATAGCTGTAACAATTGTCGGGTGGCGATTCACTCAATGAGAGGTATATATAATGGCTGGACTAAAGATACAAACTGCTCAAACAGATTTCGCAGTAACATTAGCTGAAATCAAATCACATTTAAAGATAGAGACATCTGACGATGACACATTACTTGGTATTATAAGAGTTGCTGTTGATTCGTGGGCTAAAGAATATACTCATAGGACTTTGTGTACTACAATTTATGAGTTATTTATCGATGATCTATCTGATATAAACGTACCTTTACGAGAAGGTATGTATAACGGGATAGATGCAATATATAACAGGAGACCAATTGTTTTACCATTTTCTCCTGTCTCTGCTATAAATCATGCAAAATATTATGGAGATAATGATGTTGCTGTAACATACTCAACAGATAATTATTTTTTAGACACTGCAAGTATTCCGAGTAGATTTACATTGAAAACAGGTAAAACTTTCCCAAATAATTTGAGACCAGTAAATGGGTTCGAGATAAAATATACTGCTGGATATGGAGCAAATACTTCTGTGCCGAGTGCTATAAAAATGGCTTGTCTCATTTATGCAAGTTATTTATATGAACATAGAGGAGATAATGAAACACCTATAAAAGCTCCTTACAGTGCGACAGCATTACTAGAACCTTATGTTGTAAAAAGACTATCTACAAATCCTTATATGACTAATAGAAATTATAGCTTTGGAGTTTATGGGTAAAAATGTATCTTGGAGAATTTCGTAATCGTGTAGCTTTGCAAACTCTAGGCGGAAGTATTGATGCTGGAGGAGGTAAATCGACTTCATGGAGTACGGAAACGACAGTCTGGGGTAAAGTTGAGACATTATCTGGTGCAGAAAGTATATTTGGAGATCAATTACGAGCAACAAATAGCATGAAATTCACTATAAGATATTATTCTTCATTGAATACAACTTATAGACTATTTTTTAGATCAACAGCTTTTGAAATAGTAAGTATAAAAGTTATTGATGAAGGTAAAAAAACATATCAAGAAATAATTGCAACAGAAGGTGTAGCTTTTGGGAATTAGAGTAACAATAAAAAATAACACTAGCAAAAGAATTAATAAAGTTCTTAAACAATACGCATCAAAACAAAATCAATGGGTTGATACTGTGGGTAGTTATTTTAGAAATCAAATAGCTTTAGAAATGACAATATCTCCTCCATCGGGTAATGTTTATAGAGAGGGAACACCAACAGAACATATAGCATCTTCTGTCGGCAATGCTCCAAGAGTTGATACTGGAGTTTTAAGAAGCAGTATACAATATAAAAGATTAAGAGGAGAGAGTGGAGTTGGTCTTGTTAGTACAAATATTGAATATGCAGAAAGACTAGAAAAACAACTCAAAAGACCATTTATGGGTAAAAATAGTAAAGCATACATGAACACATTAATATTTGGTAAAATGGTTGCAAAAAATTTAGGTATTAAATAATGGGATATCATTCATTCGATTTACAAACTGCAATTTTCAGCTTACTTTCTGGAGATAGCACATTAGATTCTTTAGTAGGAGATAATAAAATATTCGACTCAGTAGCACCACAAAACACTACTTATCCTTATATTATAATAGGTTCAGAAGTTACAACAGATTTAGGTACTGCAACTTTAGATGGTAACTTATACAATGTGAATATCGAAGTTTGGTCTCAATATAGAGGTCAAAAACAGATTAAGGAAATCATGGAGAGGGTTTATATATTAGTGAATGATGTTACAATATCTGTAAGTGGTGCTGATTCTGTTATGAGTTATGTGAGAAATGCAACTTCGATGACAGAAGTCGATGGTATTACTAGACATGGTATTGTCAATATAGACTTTACTATTTATGATAATTAAACAGGAGAAAAAATATGGCAGTGCAAAAAGGTAGTGCAGTATTAATGAAAATAGGTAATGCTGGAAGTCCAGAGACTTTCACAACTATTGGTTCATTAAGATCAACTTCTATATCAATGGGTTCAGAAATGATCGATGTTACTAATAAAGATAGTTCAAGAAACAGAACACTATTAGCTGATGCTGGAATAGTATCTTTCACAGTAAGTGGAAGTGGTATTTTTGATGATTCAGCTAGTATAGCTTCTGTGCAAACGGCTTTCTCTGCTAGTACATTTAGTAATTTTCAGTTTATTGTTCCAGATTTCAAAACTTTCACAGGTGCATTCCAAGTTACGCAAATGGAATACTCAGGCGAATATAATGAATCTGCACAATACAGCATGAGCTTTGAGAGTGCTGGTGCAATTAGTATAGCAAGTGTATAAAATATGTGGACTGATAAAGAAGTTACAATATCTGGGAAAAAATATGATGTTAAAGTCAATCAAACTAATAAAATGATTGAGATTGAAATGATGTTTGATTTAAAACTTAAAAATGTGAATACGATTACTTTAGATTCAAAAGATTATAAAGTTTTACATAGTGATAATGTAGGCAATCGTGATGAAACATTAAGATTAACAGTTGAGGTAAATAACAATGGCAAATCTTCTAAAGGCAGAAAAACTAGTTAAGTTTAAAAATGGGAAAGAGTATAAAGCAAAAATGTCGCTTGATACTATCTTATCAATTGAACAATCATTAAATATGTCGATACTGATTATTGCTAATTCTTTGAGTCAAAATAGCTTATCATTATCACAAATTATTACTATTCTGACTTTATCTATAAGAGCTGGTGGTAATGATGTCAAAGATAATGATATTAAGCAAACTGCATCAGAGAATGGTATAGTTGACACAATTCGTGTCACAGGAGAAGTATTAACATTGGCTTTAGTTTCTGAGGATGAAACAGAATCAGAAGAAAAAAAAAGCTAACAGGTGATGAAAAATTACCTGTAGAGAGATGGTATGAAATCTGTGTCGGTATGATGCACATTAACCCAGAATCTTTTTGGAATATGTCTATACGTGAAATCACTATGGCAATCAATGGTTTTAAAGAATATAATGGTACAAAAGAAGAAGGTATGAGTCGTAGTGAACATAATAAACTCAAAGAAATGTACCCAGATTTTTAGTTATGGCAACTGAACTAGATAAATTAATTGTTAAAGTCCAAGCTGACATTTCAGACTTGCAAAAAGGATTAGCAAAAGCAAATAGTCAGATTGATGGTGCTTCAAAAAAAATGTCAACTGGTTTTAACAAAGCCAATGATTCACTAGATAAATTTTCAAAAACAGCTTTAAAAGTAGGAGCAGTTGTAGGCACAGCGATAGGTGTAACAGCAGTAAAAGGTTTCGTTGATGTCGCAGTCCAGATAGAAAATTTACAAGTCAGATTAAAAGCATTATTCGGTTCTGCAAGTGAAGGTGCGATGGCTTTTGATGAAATGGCAAAATTTGCATCTAAAGTTCCATTTAGTTTAGGAGAGATTCAAAGAGGTTCTGGTTCATTAGCTGTGGTCTCTGATGATGCAAAACATTTAGGAGAACTTTTAGAGATAACAGGAAACGTTGCATCAGTTACGGGTCTATCATTTCAAGCAACAGCAGAACAAATTCAGCGATCATTCGCTGGTGGTATTGCGAGTGCTGATATGTTCCGTGAAAAAGGTGTTAGACAAATGCTAGGTTTTGAGATGGGGACAAAAGTTTCAATAGAAGAAACAGCAAGAAGATTTCAAGAAGTTTTTGGTAAAGGTGGAAAGTTTGGTAAAGCTTCTGAGGAACTCGCAAATACATTAACTGGTACTGTTTCTATGGTTGGTGATAAATTCTTCAATTTACAAAGGAAAGTAGGAGAAGGTTTTTTTGG